AGTTTGTACATGATTTAGATCAATACAAGAAAGATTATAACTTAATTGATTTTACAGACATGATTACAGAATTTATTAAGGCAGATAGATCACCACGATTTGATGTTGTGTTTATAGATGAAGCACAAGATCTATCACAAACACAGTGGGGTATGGCAAAATCTATTTGGGATAAGACACAAGATACGTTCATAGCAGGTGATGATGATCAAGCTATATTTAGATGGGCTGGTGCAGATGTAGATAGTTTTATATCACAGACAGGAAAGATAATGCAGTTG